CCAAGCTGAACGTCAGGGGTTCGAATCCCCTATTCCGCTTGAGACTTAAGTCTCAACTTCAACACTATTTGAAATCTGTATGAATTCTTCTTATGATCTAGGTTATTCTCTCCGTGATGAGAGTCATAACACCTTAAAGGACATTCGTATGAATTTCGAAAAACCAGATAAGGATACTCTTATTGAGAATATCAACACTTGGTTGACTGCAATCAAGTCTGGTCTTAAGGTCGTTGAGGATGATACTTAAATAGTCTCACAATGGCGTGTAGCTCAATGGCAGAGCAGGGAGCTGTTAACTCTCTGGTTGCAAGTTCGAGTCTTGCCACGCCAGCCTGCTCGAATAGCTCAGCGGTAGTAGCGTCTCCTTTACACGGAGGATGTCGGGGGTTCGAATCCCTCTTCGAGCATGTCTCAATCACAAACATGAACAATGATTACCGTAAGATGCAAACAATGTAATAAGGAAATCCGTAGTGACCATCACACACATTGTTGTGGTTGTCCTAACATGATGACCGTGATTGAGAACAAAGTGACTGCTGTTGACCTTTCAAAGGTTGTTATGGTAGAATCAAACAAGGAAACGATACCTAAGAGTTTCCTATCACAATCTGATCTTTCCTTTCAAGAAGAGAGGAGAAAACGTAAGGTCAGAAGATTGGACTTTGAAGTCCGATAAAAAAATGGAAGGTCAAGCAGATAGGTGACTGCAGCGCTCTTGAAAAGCGTCGAGATGTTAAAGTCCTTGGGGGTTCGACTCCGCCACCTTCCGCCACGGGTATTAGCTCAGCTTGGTAGAGCGCTGCTTTTGGGAAGCAGAAGTCGCAGGTTCGAATCCTGCATACCCGATTGGGTAAACAATCCCCCACTAAATATTATCAATTATGGAAATCTTCACGGTGCAAGAATTTCAAGAAAGATGGGACGAGTTGATAACACGTGTGGAAGAAGGAGAAACGTTTGGGATAGTAAATGAAGATGGAAAGTCCAGTGTCATAATGTCAGTGAACGATCCATTGTATAAGATATACACTGAGAACAACAACGAAGCTCAATAATTCATTTGCTTCTGTCGCCTATTGGTTAAGGCCGTCGCCTTATAAGCGGCTGAATCGGGTTCAATTCCCGACAGAAGCACTTGGGGGGTTTAGCTCTCTGGTGAAAGCACCCTGCTCATAACAGGAGAAAGGTGGGTTCGATCCCCACAACCCCCATCGGACAGTTCCCCAACTGTCCTCTTGACTATCAAGTCAAAAACCCTTATACTTCTAAGGTCAACAACAAAGACAATGACAATCACTTCTAAGTTCAAAAAAGACATCACCACTCTTCGTTCCGCAGTTAACGGAGACTTCTTCCTTGACGTTAAGAATCCGAAACTTTTCAAAAAGGTTCGTAAGTTTTATGAAAATGGTGGAGTTACTTTTTCTGGAGATCCCCTCGATGATTATGATATCTTGATTGACTGTCTTGCAGAGGATCTTGAACAAGTTGAGGTTGCCTAATGAAGATTATTCTTGAACGGTTCCCCTATCGATATGTTGAGACGGGAACCCTTGAGAATGGTAAACCAGATTACCGTATTCAGAAGGCTGATAGTTACACCAAACGTTACCGAGACATGTATCTGCTTGACAATCAGATGCAACTTCTTACCGCTATTGATGATTTCGAATATACGAAATGGTTAGATCCAGATCGTGTACCTTGTTACATCAAAGATGACTAATCAAATAAATAACACAGAGATTTTATTTGACAGACATGGCATCGAGAAGAACATCTGAGTCGGGGGCATTTATGTCTCAGTATGATTTGGAAGTAGAAAAGGAAATCAAAGCACTCAAGTCACAGATCTCCGATCTTAAAAAAGAACTTGAAGATCTGAAAAAGGCTCCCGCACCAGCTGCTCAATCATCTGATTCGGGAAAACTTGATCTCCTTATCTCTATCCTTAAAAGACATGCTCCTCTTAATATAGATAAGCTTTCTAAAGGTCAACTTTAATTAAGTCACGGAACGACTCAAAACTTGCCCTGGTCGGTATTAGAAGGTCCCCTTCTTCCCGCGTTTCTTGGTTCGTAAAACTAAGTGGTGGAGTCAATGGACCCAACTGAGTTTTCTAATTCTCCAAAGATTAGATGGTGCGGATGGGATAATCTCCCGCCTGAGATTTAGTTATTACTCAGTGAAAAAAATAACTTGGCGTGCATGGAATCCCAGGAGGTCTTGACATAGACCTCCTTTTTTTATACAATACATATCATGTCGTTATGATCTGACATAATGAAGATCGGTTTTAATTGTAGTTCCTTTGACTTGTTTCATGCAGGACATGTGACAATGTTGAAGATGGAAAAAGATTTGTGTGATTGGTTAATCGTTGCACTTCAGGTTGATCCAACCATCGACAGACCTGGTATTAAGAACAAACCCACACAGAGTGTGTATGAGAGATATGTTCAAATACAAGGTTGTAAGTACGTTGATGAAATTCTTGTATATGAGACAGAGGAAGATCTGTTGAATATGATTAAGACACAGAGAATTGATATTAGATTTCTGAGTGAGGAGTATAAGGATAGAAATTTCACAGGTAAACAATATTGTATTGATAATGGAATAGAAATTCATTATCACAAAAGACAACATAAGTATTCTTCTACGGAACTTAGGAATAGAGTTCATATGTTAGAAGAGAAAAAAAGAAATGAAAAAATTCAGGGTGATATTCCTGAACAATATTCTCCAATAATTCTGGAAAAGTACGAGGAAAAATGAGTATTCTAGTAACTGGTGGTGCAGGTTTTATCGGAAGTAGTCTTCTTAGACAGTTAAAAGTTGACGAAGAAATTATTTGTATCGACAAAATTACCTATGCAGGAAATAAAAGTAATGTTCCACTCTACGTTAAATTATATGAGGTAGACCTTTGGCATGAAGATTCGGTAAGACATGTCTTCGAAAAGGAAAAGATTACTTCAATCTTTCACCTTGCTGCTGAAACTCATGTAGACAACTCAATTAAAAATTGTAAACCATTTATTGAGTCTAATATTATTGGAACAGTAAATCTTCTTCAATGTGCATTAGAGAATGAAGTAGAAAAGTTTATGCATATCTCTACTGATGAGGTATTTGGTTCTATCGAAGAAGGATCATTTTTTGAAGGTTCAAGGTATATTCCAAGAAATCCTTATTCAGCATCAAAGGCATCTAGTGATCATTTTGTCTATGCTTATAATAAAACATATGGTCTTCCAACAATCATCACTAACTGTTCAAATAATTATGGACCTAGACAGTTTGGTGAGAAGTTGATTCCAACAATCATTAACAACATAAAGAATGATTCTCCTATCCCAGTTTACGGAGACGGTCAAAATGTGAGGGATTGGATTTATGTTGAGGATCATTGTGATGCCTTGATTAATCTCCACAAGAATGGTAAACTTGGAGAGAGGTACAACATTGGTGGTGAGTGTGAACTTACAAACCTCGAACTTATCCAAAAGATTACCAATTTGATGGGTAAGCCAGAACATCCAATCAATTTCATTACTGATCGACTGGGACACGATCGAAGATACTCAACGTCAAATGATAAGATCTGTTCAGAGACAGATTGGAAACCAACCACAGACATTACGGAAGGACTTAGAAAAACTATAGAGTATTATGAAAATCACTGAGACAACTCTAGAAGGAGTTATCATTATTGAACAGACAAAGTTTTTGGATGATCGTGGATTCTTTATTGAGTCTTATAATAAGAGAGATCTTGAGTCAGTACTGGATGTAGAGTTCGTTCAAGATAATCATTCTTGTTCTACAATCAATGTTCTTCGTGGTCTACACTATCAAGTAGTGAAACCTCAAGGTAAACTGGTGAGGTGTATGGATGGTTGGATAACTGACGTGGTTGTTGATTTGAGACAATCATCACCCAACTTCGGTGAACACGTTGTAGTTCAACTTAACAGTCCAGAAGTTATGTTATGGGTACCTCCTGGTTTTGCTCATGGGTTTTACACTAAGACTGGTAATGCTCATGTATCATACAAAACCACTGATTATTATTACAAAGAATACGATCGTACTCTTTTGTGGAATGATCCAGACTTAAATATTGAATGGGAATCTTTTAGTCCCATCCTTTCCGAAAAAGATCAGAAAGGTAAACCCTTACACGAGTGTGACAAGTATGATTAATCTTTCTATCTTTGGTGGTACAGGATACATCGGTAGTAATTACATGAGATTGTATCCAAATAATTTTATTATTCCTCGTGGTCAAAGACATCCCGATTCAAGAAATATTTTATATCTTATTAGTACCACTACCAATCAAAATGTTTTTAATGATCTTCAGATTGATATTGACGTTAACCTAAAGATTCTTACAGAAGTCCTCTCACATTGTAAGAGAACAGATACCGTATTTAATTTTGTTAGTTCTAGTTTTGTTTATGGTAACAATGTGATTGATGCTCAAGAGGGTGATCCCTGTAATCCCACAGGTTTCTACTCAATCACAAAAAGATGTGCCGAGTCTTTGGTAATCTCTTACTGTAAAACTTTTGGTATTGAATATCGTATCTTTAGAATTGCTAATGTATTCGGTATCGATCCTACAGTTTCCAAGGGAAAGAACGTCTTAGGTTATTTGATTCGTCGTTTGAGGAACAATGAACCCATTAATCTTTATGATGGTGGTTACTATCTTAAGGACTACATGCATGTTGAGGACGTTTGTAGGGCATTAGATACATTAATGGTCTTTGGAGAAACTAATAAAATTTATAACATTGGTTCTGGTGTTTCTCAATCATTCAAGGAAATTATTGAATACTGTAAGGAGCTGGTGGGAAGTAAAAGTGACATCATAGATGTTCCTTTCCCCAAAGATCAAGAATTCTTACAAATAAAGAATATGACAGTGAATGTTGATAGACTTGAGTCTTATGGTTTTGTTCCTAGGATGTTACTTGACCAGGGTCTAGATATTATGTGTGATATCTATTGACATATACCCTTGGTACCCTATAATAAATATTAGTAACAGGATGAATTTTTAATGTCTGATTATAAGAAAACTGCACTGGTATTGGGTGCAGGTGGATTCATTGGTTCTCACATGGTGAAAAGACTGAGATCTGAGGGATACTGGGTTCGTGGTGTTGATTTAAAACGACCCGAGTATACTCAAACCGAAGCGAATGAGTTTATCATTGGTGATCTCCGTGATGTAAACATCGTTCGTCGAGCAATTCGATTCGGTGGTTATAGTGCTAGTTTCTATGCACAAATTTCGGAACAGTTTCTTAAACCTTTTGACGAGATCTATCAGTTTGCTGCTGACATGGGTGGTGCAGGTTTCGTTTTCACTGGAGAGAACGATGCAGACATCATGCATAATTCAGTTACTATTAACTTGAATGTTCTTGATGAACAAAGAAAACTTAATAAGTATCATGATCTGAATCAGACTAAGATCTTCTATTCTGGATCAGCCTGTATGTATCCAGAACACAATCAACTTGACCCCGATAATCCTGACTGTCGTGAAGAATCTGCATACCCCGCTAATCCAGATAGCGAATATGGATGGGAAAAACTTTTCTCAGAAAGATTGTATTTTGCTTATAATCGGAATCACGGGATTCCTGTTCGTGTTGCTCGGTATCACAACATCTTTGGTCCTGAGGGAACCTGGGATGGCGGACGTGAAAAGGCTCCAGCAGCAATCAGTCGTAAGGTAGCATATCTTCCTGACACTGGTGGTGCAATCGAAGTCTGGGGTGATGGTCTACAGACTCGTTCATTCCTCTTCATTGATGAATGTATTGAGGCTACACGTCGTCTGATGGACAGTGACTTCATGGGTCCTGTAAACATTGGTTCGGAAGAGATGGTTACCATCAATCAATTGGTTGATACTGCAGCAAAAGTTTCTGGTAAGGTTGTTCAGAAGATCTATAAACTGGACGCACCTACTGGAGTTCGTGGTCGTAACTCGAACAACGATCTTATCCGTGAAAAACTGGATTGGGATTACTCTCAGAGTCTTGAAGAGGGTATCCGTAAGACATACGAATGGATTCAAACACAAATTAAGGAGCAAAAAGATGGGAATCTCGATTGATAAGATTCATGAATTGGTTGGTAATAGAGAACAAGTTGTTATCTTTGAAGTAGGTAGTGCTGATGGTACTGATACTCGTCAATTCTTGAGTAAGTTTGGATCTAATCTTAAGATCTATACCTTTGATCCAGATCCGACTAACATTAAAGCAATGTCAAGTCAAGATGGTGTTGATGTAAAAGGAAATCCTAATCACAAACTTAGAACCGATGCTCGTCATACTTTCACTCCTGTTGCAATTGCAGCTCAAGATGGACGAACCGTATTTACTCGTTCTAGAAACGTCAATGGACCAGGTGGTGGAGTTGATTGGGGACGATACTCGGGATCAATTTACGAACCTAAGACTATCGTAAACAGTCCTAAGTACGGTAATCGTTGGCCAATGATTAAGTATGATGAAAAGATTGAAGTTGAGACACGTAGTCTTGACTCATTCTGTGAAGAGAATTCTATTGACCACATTGACTTTTTGTGGATGGATGTTCAGGGTGCAGAAAAGGAAGTCTTCCTTGGTGCAAAGAACATGTTAGGAAAGATTGATTACATCTATACCGAATATCATGAAGAAGAAATGTATGAGGGTGCAACTAATCTTCAGACAATCAAAGATCTTCTGACAGGTTATGATCTGGAACAGAACTGGACATACAATGATGTCGAAGGTGGAGATGTACTGTTTAAATTGAGAGGATGATATGAAAGTATTTGATGTTTTTCTGTTTGGTTATGAATTAGATCTTTTGGAGATTCGTATGAATCTCTTAGATCCATTCGTTGATTATTTTGTTTTTAGTGAAGGAAGAAAAACCTTTTCGGGAGAAGATAAAGGTTTTATCTTTGACATTGAAGATGAAAGGTTTGAGAAATTTAGAAGTAAAATCATCTATACACAGATTGAGGAGCCAACTTCGGAACAACTTCAATCTCAAGGTATTAGATATAATGTAAAAAGAGAATCCTTCATGAGAGATACTTTCTATAAAGACAGTATCATGAATGTTCTCAATGAACATTGTTCTGATGAGGATGTTATCATCTGGAGTGATTTGGATGAAGTTCCAAATCCTGAAGTGATTGAGAATATCAGTGACTTCTATCAACCTGGAACTGTCTATAATTTTGCACAAGATAATTATCAGGCAGCATTGAACTGGTTCGAAACTTCTTCTACCATTACATCTCAAACTAAAGACTTTTCTTATGAGGATGAAGGTCCACGTTGGATTGGTACTAAGATGTGTGACTTTGCAACACTCAAGAAGTACACCTTGACTGACATTCGTCGTGAACTTCCTAAAGAAAATAATCTTCGTATTTACCCTGGTGGTTGGCACTGGAGCACTGTTGGAAGTAATGAAAAGGGTACGATGTATGATAGAGTTCTAAAAAAGATCAAGTCCTCTGCACATACTGAACTCAATAATGAGAGACTTATTGGTGAACTGGAAGAACGGTTGAAGGATGGTCGTTCTCCTTTGGGACAAGACAATGCCTCATACTGTGTTGTACATTTTGATGAGGATAGATTCCCTGAGTATCTACTGAAGAATCAAGAAAAATATTCTTATCTGATCAAATGATTGTAACTGAAATTTATCGGGGTTCTGGGTTGGGAAACCAGATCTGGAACCTTGTCGTATCACGAATCCTTGCACAAAGACATGGATATAAGTGGGGTGTTAAGAAGTCCACACCTTTTAAAGCCAAGAACTTCATGCCAAACTTCTACTTTGGTGAAGAAGTAATTGGTGGCAATACACCAAGAGAAGGTCAACCTCCTGCCTCTCTTCCAGTTGGTATTACAAATTATATACGAGAAAGGAATGATCCACTTCCCCAGTGTGGACATAGTGGTATCTTTTTTGACGATAATCTTTGGAACAATCTTCCAGACAATTCAAAACTGGATGGTCTATTTCAGTGTCTGACATACATTAATGAATACAAAGATGACATTCGTAAATGGTTGTCTCACAATGTAGATGTTCAAACCTATTCTGATGAAGATACTTGTGTGATTCACTTCCGTGGTGGTGAGTATCTAATTACTGCATCATGGTGTCCTCCTGAGTTCTATGAGAATGCACGTGACAAGATGTTGGAAATAAATCCCAACATGAACTTTGTTGTTGTGACCGACGATCCTGAGAATGCAAACAAATTCATTCCATGGGCAAAGGTCGTAGGTGCAACAACACTAGAAGAACAAGAAGATATTGAACAAGGAACAGGATTCTTTAAGTACAAAGGTGGTAATATTGGGGTGGATTGGTCTATCCTACATAATGCTAGACACGTAATCATGTCGGCATCTACTTTCTCTTTCTGGCCTGTATGGACAAGTAAAGTTGTAGAGAATGTAATTGCACCAAAGTATTGGTTTGATTATAAGACCTCTGACGGATGGTGGAGAGGTGACGATATGATTGTTCCTGAATGGAAATACCTTGATACTCAGGGTGTTCTGAATACTGGCTCTGAGTGTCAAACTGAATATGACCTTTACAAAGGGTCCAGACCCTACTATAATACCATTAGATAATAGATCCCCATGTATCAACTGATTGAAAATTTTATTCAGTCTGCGAAAGAGATTGACGATAATATCTTCCCCTTTATTGCTAATAAAGATTGGAAACCTGGTAACCCTGTTTACTATTCTGGTCCATACTGGAATGATATGGAGGCACAGGAACTCATCTATGCAGTGATGAAGGGTAAGTGGTTATCCTCTGGTGAGAAGGTGAACAAGTTTGAGAAAGAGTTCTCTAACAAGTTTGGGTTTGGTCATTCTGTGATGGTGAACTCTGGTTCATCCGCAAACCTTGTGATGGTTGCTGCACTTAAGAAATACTTCGGATGGAAAGATGGAGATGAGATCATTGTTTGTTCATGTGGGTTTGCAACCACCATTGCACCTATTGTTCAGAATGGTCTGAAACCAGTCTTTGTTGATATTACATGGGATGATCTCAACTGGAACATGGATCAGGTTGAGGAGAAAGTTACGGATAGAACTGTTGCAGTGTTCTCTTCACCTGTACTTGGTAATGCATATGATATCGATCGTATTCTTGATCTCTGTGAGAAGAAAGATATCAAACTGATCTCCGATAATTGTGACAGTCTTGGTAGTAAGTACAAAGGTGATTATCTGACCAAACATGCAGTTGCTGCATCTTGTTCTTTCTACCCTGCACACCACCTGTGTACTATCGAAGGTGGTATGGTCTCTTCCAATATCAAAGGTATTGTAGACCTGGCTCGTAGTTATGCTTGGTGGGGTCGTGGTTGTTACTGTGTTGGACAACAAAACCTTCTTCCAAATGGTGTTTGTGGTAAGAGATTTGATACTTGGTTAGATAATTATGATGATGTTGTTGATCACAAGTATGTGTTCTCACAGATGGGTTACAATCTGAAACCCCTGGATATGCAAGGTGCAGTTGGTTCTGTTCAACTTCTTAAGTTTGAGGAGATTCACCAAATGCGTAGAAGTAATAAGGAAAGAATTCAGAATATCATTGAGACTATTCCTGGTTGTCGAGTTGTTCGTGAAAGACAAGACAGTGAGACCAGTTGGTTTGGTGTTCCTATTGTTTGTGATACCCCACAACTAAAGCATAGTCTGGTCGCTCACCTAGAAGCTAGTAAGGTTCAAACTCGTAATTATTTCGCTGGTAATATTCTTCTACATCCTGGTTACTCACACTTGGATGACGCCTCTAAATATCCCGAAGCCAATCAGGTTCTTAACAAAGTATTCTTCCTTGGTTGTTCTCCTACAATCAATGGTGATATGATTGACTACATTGAAAAGGTGGTAGAGGAATTCAAAAATGCTTGATCTTTCCAGAGTAACATGCTTTGCGATTGATAATACAAATAGAATAGAAGAGACCATCAAGGCACTTCATACTTGTAAGAGTGTTGCAAACTTTGGGGAGGTCAAGTTAGTTACCACCCCTCAGTATGTTACCAAATACAAGGACGAACTGTCCTCTGATGGTATTTTAGTAGAAGAACAAGTCAGACCATTGACCAATATTGATGAGTACAATTATTATATTTTGTACCATCTTCACAAACATATCGATACTGATTATGTTCTTCTCATCCAAGATCATGCTTTTATTATAAATCCAGATGCTTGGATGGATAACTTTTATGACTATGATTATATTGGTGCCCCTTGGCCCATTCGAGAAAGAGCATACATTACCCCTTTTGGAGAACATCAAAGAGTAGGTAATGGTGGATTTTCATTTAGGTCAAAGAAACTGTTAGAGGTTCCTAAACACACTTGGATTCCTTTTAGGGTTGCAGAAGTTGCACCTGACTTCTACAAGATGTTTGGAGGAAACAATACAAATGAAGACGGTAACATCACTGTACATAACAAACACCTATATGAAGCAGCTGGGTGTAAAATTGCTGGTGTTGAAGTTGCAAAGTTCTTCTCATATGAGTCCCCAGTTCCTGAGAATCGTGGTATAATTCCTTTCGGGTTCCACAATAATCTCCCACCAGGTGTGGAGGTAGAGGGTTACAACCCCAGATAAATATTCCAGATTCATTATTACTATGTCATTTGTTTATAATGCACCTTCCTTTGTGGAGGTCGATAATGTGTTTCCTGAAGGTCCAAAAAGAACTGACAATAACACAGCATCATACACCCTCAATCACGTTACCTTTGCAGAACGTATTGAAGAGATGGGTGGAGAAGGAGATATTCTAGAATTCGGTGTGTGTAGTGGTGGTACAATCCTACCCATCGGACAGAAAAATCCATCACGTAAAGTTTTTGGTTTCGATCACTTTAAAGGTTTAGAAGTTACACAACAACCCACTCCTGCTTATGCTGGTTGGGCTGAAGGTGCATTTCGTATTGGCGATCCCCAGTATGTTTGGATTCCTAAAACCGTAGAAGATGTAAAGAGAAAGTGTGCGGCATCTCCCAATATCAAGATCTTTGTTGAAGATGTCCATGAGATGGTAGAGAAAGAACCATCTGATTTTGGTATCGGTAAGATTGGTGCAGTTCACATTGACCTGGACATCTATGAACCCACGGTATCAGCATTCAAATTCATTGATAAGTGTGAGTGGGATGAACTCTACTTCCGATTTGATGACTGGCATGGACATGAACCCGATTACGATCACCATGAAAGAAAGGCGTTCCGAGAATGGTTGACTAAACACGGATACAAGTTTGAAATTTTTGAAGATGGTATCAGTGCTGGTGTCAAGGTATGGAAGTAAAGGTATCTGTAGTCATCCCTTGTTATGAGTATGGTGGTAAGGGTGTCAGATATCTTTCTGATATGTTCCGTACCATTTCACAACAAACACTGAAAGAAGTAGAAGTAATAGTTACTGATCACAGTGTTGATACAGAGATTATGGATTTCTGTCATGACAATATCTTTGATCTTAATATTGTTTACTATAGAAACGCTGATAAGAGAGGTGATGTAGCATCCAATAAAAATCTTGGAATGAATCTCGCCAAGGGTCAGGTTGTCAAGATGATGTATATGGATGACTACTTCTTTACCAAAGATGCATTAGAGAAAACTTATAATGCATTGATGGACTCTGATAAGATGTGGTTGGTTTGTGGAACTAATCACACTAGAGATAATGGTAAAACATTTGATACCTATCTGATGCCTCGTTGGAATGATAATATGTTGAGGTCAAGAGGTAACAACACTATGAGTGGTGTATCTGTTATCTCTTATAAAAACAAAAACATGGATGTCAGGTGGGACTCAAATACCATCATGCTATTGGATGTTGATTTCTACTATTCCTTGAGATCAAAGTATGGTGACTGTGTATATCTTAATGAGTGTTTGATTACGCAAAGAGTAAACAAAGATGCATTATCATCGACAATCAGTGATGAAGACGTACAGAAAGAGTTTGAGTATTGTAGGAAGAAACACGGTATTACATTATGAAACACTACCTATCAGTTGCATCGGTATTTAAAAATGAGAGTTGGAATCTAAAGGAATGGGTTCTTCATTACAAACATCATGGTGTTGACCATATCTATTTGGTCAATGACTTTAGTGATGATGAGTATCTTCCAATCCTTGAACCTTTTATTAATGAAGGTTTCGTTACACTCTTCCAAAATAATATCACTGAGAGGTATACTGGTAGACAGACTGATGTGAATAATCGATTCTTCTTACCAATCTGTAGTGAGACACAATGGATTGCTCAAGTTGATCTCGATGAATTTCTCTACAGTCCTAAGTGTATAGATCTTAAGGAAATTCTTCGTAAGTATGAGAATTATGGAGCCGTCGAAACCAACTGGGTATGGTTTAATAGCAATGATCATCTTTATCACCCTTACGGTGGTTTGGTTAAGAATTTTACATCTCGTGCAGAATTCGGGGATAGGGTCTGGATGACTCATAGATCCAAGAGTGCAACCAGTGGTCAGGAAGAACCAGAGTGGTTTAACCTTTGGGCTCCTAAACAGATTGCTAATACCAAGTTTGGTGTTCAGTCTTTCAACATTCACAAGATCCCCACAGGTGGACCTACAATCAACCTTTCATTTGTAGGTAGACCAGATGACCCCGAGATTCTAAACAACCATTATCAGATCCAATCTCGTGAGTTCTGGGAGAAAGTCAAGATGACACGAGGTGCGTTAAATAACTGGTACGCAGCAAATGCAAGAGGTTGGCATACTTACTATTCTCTTGACGTAGGAGATATCACTGACACTGTACTGGCTGAACAAAACAAGGAGATTGAATTATGACTATTGGAATGAACAACCTTGGAAGAAATGGTAGAATTGGTAACCAACTCTTTCAGTATGCAGCACTTGTAGGTATTGCAAAGAATAAGGGATATGATTTTGTAATCCCCGAGAATCAAGAACTCAGTAAGTGTTTTAAGATGCTTCACTGTGGTGGTAGATACGGAACCATTCAAGGTGATGAAGTAGAACTTCATGACTCTCATGAGTTCTGTCAGGAATTATTTGATGAATGTCCAAATCACATCCATCTAAATGGTTACTTTCAAAATGACAAATACTTCAAACATGCTTGGAGAGCATTGAAGTGGGACTTTAAGTTCAAGGATGAAATTGTCTCTGAGGTAAATCAGATTTATGGAAGTCTCCTAGATCAGATGCCTGTCTCTATCGTAGTTAGAGAGTTTAATGATCACTTTGACTATCCTGGAAGTCACAATAATCATCGAAATCTTCCATGGAATTATTTTGAGAAGGCAATTGAGATGATGGGTGAACATCGTCAGTACATCATCTGTTCAAATAATATTGAATTATGTAAGAAACAAAAGATCTTTAAAGGTAAAAACTTCCATTTCAATGACATCTCTACTCGTGTAGAGAAGTCTCATTTTGATTTGTGTCTTATCTCTAGTTGTGCTGATTTTATTGTCTCCAACTCCACCTTCTCATGGTGGGGTGCATATCTTTCACAGAACCCTGTAAAGAGAGTTATTGCTCCTACTCCTTGGTATGGTCCTGGACTTCAACATATCAGTACGGATGGTTTGTATCCTGAGTCTTGGGAGGTCATTGAAGCATGATTGAAGTTGCTGTAAATGTAGGTTCACCTGGTCTTGCAAATAGAATTAAAACTTATGTGTCTATTTTGACCACATATAAACAAGCTTTGACTGTCAAGGAAGCAGATACTTATATCTTCGATAGTATTGATTTAGCAACTGAGGAACAGGTGAGAACATATCCTGGATATGATCACTGGAGATTTGATATTCAAAATTATGAAAGGACTCACTGTGAGGAGTACAAATATATTGACTTACTTTATGAAAAGACTCCACAGTATTTCATTGACAAATATAAAAAGGCTTTTTCTTACCTGAAGATAAATCAAGACATCGTTGATTATGTTGATGACTTCACCAAAGATTGGGGAGATACCATAGGACTCCACATTAGATCATGGTATTGTGATAGACATCGTTGGCATGACAATCAATTATTCATTGATGCGATTGATAGACTGGACGAGAGTCAAAAGATCTTCTTGTGTGGTGATAATAAAGATGTATTGAAACAAATTGAGGATGAGTTTGGTGATCGTATTATCACTCATACTCAAGATAAGTTCAATCATCCACATCAAGCAGAGTCTGGACATAATAACTCCTTACAAGCAAATGTAGATGCAATGATTGACTTGATGTTATTGTCACGGTGTGGTACAATTGTAGGTACGTATGCCTCAACATTCGCTGAGGTGGCATGGTGGTTGGGTGATTGTAAACCTAGGATCATTATTCCAGAACCTCCAAACGTGGAAGAGTCTTTTAAGAATAGAATTTTTGAAAAGTTATGAAAACATCACTTGTTACTGGTGGAGCTGGATTTATTGGTAGTCATCTAGTTGACGGTCTACTTAAGTTGGGTCATCAAGTTATTGTGATCGACAATGAATCGTCCGATGGTCATGACAAATATTATTGGAATTCAAGGACTAGAAATTATCATCTCGATATAAGAAGATACAGTGAGATTGAAAAAGTCTTTGAGAATGTAGATTACGTTTACCACTTGGCCGCAAAGGCAAGTGTCCAAGCATCTGTAGATAATCCTATTCCTACTATTGAGACTCAGGTAATGGGAACTATTAACTGTCTTGAGGCTGCACGTAAACATGGCGTAGAAAGGTTTATCTATTCTTCCACTTCTGCTGCATACGGTAATAACAATCCTCTTCCCAATAATGAGATCATGAGAGAAGACCCTCTCAATGCATATGCTATTGGAAAACTATCTGGAGAACAGTTAGTCAAGTCATACTATGGTCTCTATGGTATGAAGACTGTTGCATTCAGATACACCAATGTATATGGTGAAAGAGCAAGACACGTAGGAACATATGCTCCTGCCGTCAGTAAGTTTTTGAAGATGAAAAAAGATGGTCAACCACTCACTATCTACGGTGATGGTCATCAACGTCGTGATTTTATTCACGTATCTGATGTTGTTGCAGCTAATTGTTTGATTAGTTTTACTGAACTTGATACTTGGGGTGAGGTCTATAATATTGGATACGGTGAAAACTGGAGTATCAAACAGATCGCAGATGCAATTGATGATAATCAACTGTTCTTGTCTGGCAGACCTGGTGAGATGAGAGAAACCCTTGCTGATATTAGAAAGGCAAAGTCTGAACTGACTTGGAAACCCAAAGTAAATATTCTCGATTGGATTAAAACTCAACTATGAGAGATCTTGGACAGGCAACATTCATTATTCCTATTAGAATTGAATCTTCTGATAGACTTAGAAATGTAATTACCACTGTAGCATTTCTTCTGGAGAACTTTGACACTAACATCATCATCAAAGAGGTTGATTCGGAGTCTGTCTTCAGAAGAGATGCTCTTCCTATTTTGAAAGAAATATGTGAAGTACCTATTGATGTCAAACATATTTTTGTTCAGAGTGATGAACCACTGTTTCATAGACAGAAAGTTCTCAATGAAATGATCATGGAGACTAAAACGGAGATTGTCATCAACTACGATTGTGATGTCATTCTCCCGATTGACTCGTATGAAATTGCATATAAAGGTATAAGAAATGGTATCTACGATGTTGTATATCCCTATGGTCAGGGTATGTATCAATATCAGGTCAATGCGACTGATGAAATTGTCTCCAATTTCCTTGAAGAAAATGACTATGGTGTCTTGAGATCTCACTCAAAGATTCATGACTCGGAGTATGGATGGGTTCAGTTCTTTAAGAAATCTGTTTATATCAATGGAGGAATGGAGAATGAAAATTTCAAAGCCTATGCTCCAGAGGATAAAGAAAGGTATTATAGATACACTACACTTGGTTATAAAGTAGGAAGGATAACCGATTACATTTATCACCTTGAACACTCTCGTGGAGAGAACTCTTGGTTCAATAATCCTCACATGCAATCCAACATGCAGGAATGGGAAAAGATCCAGAGAATGAATAAAGAACAACTTATCGAATACTATTCAGGTCAAAATTATTTGAGGAAATATTATGAAGGTTCTTAACCTTGGTTCTAGTGGGCAGATAGGTGCCTACCTTTCAGAGTATCTTCGTAAGAAGGGTCATGTAGTTATTGATTTTGATAAGGTTGAAACACCTAATCATGATTTGAGCGTAATCCCAAATCAATATCTTGAGAATGCAATTGAGACAGCAGACTTTGTTTTCTTCCTTGCATTTGATGTGGGTGGATCACGTTACCTTAAGAAGTACCAACACACCTTTGACTTCATCAATAACAATACTCGTTTGATGGCCAATGTTTTTGGTCTTCTTGAGAAGTATAATAAGAGATTTGTCTTCGCATCATCTCAGATGAGTAACATGAGTTACTCTCCTTATGGTGTGATGAAGAGAGTCGGTGAACTTTATACCACTGCACTGAAAGGACTTACGGTTAAGTTCTGGAATGTATATGGTATTGAGAAAGATCACGAAAAGTCTCACGTCATTACTGACTTTATTCGTAGAGGATTTGAGGAAGGTGAGTTTGAGATGATGACCGATGGTACAGAAGAACGTCAGTTCCTGTATGCTGAGGATTGTTGTGAAGCTCTTGAGACTATCATGGAGAACTACACAGACTTCAAACCAGAAGATCCTCTTCATATCACTTCCTTCAGATCTACTTCAATTAAAGAAGTTGCTGAAATTATTCAGGGATGTTTCAATAGAATTGAAAGGTATGATGTTAAGATCAAACCTGGTCTTGCAAAAGACAGTGTTCAACTTGACAAAAGAAACGAAGCAGACTCATATATCATGGGTTGGTGGTTACCTAAAACTGGAATAGAAGCAGGTATTCATAAAGTATTTGATGAGATGAAGAATGATTGGATTTGATTATCTTGGTAAGGCTGGTCAATTAGGAAACCAAATGTTTCAGTATGCTGCGACCAAAGGAATCGCAGCAAACTTGGGTTATGATATGTGTATCCCTGATCACGATGATGTATTCAACGATGGTCTGGGGAATCTTCTTCATATTGAATTGGACAAACCCTTTACAATCAATTCCACACGGGGTATGATTAGGGGTAAGGTCATTCAAGAAGAAGGATTTCACTTCGACGATAATCTATTCAACCATTGTCCTGACAATGTAAGTCTGTATGGATTCTTCCAATCGGAAAAGTACTTCAAACATATTGAAGATACTATTCGAAAGGAATTCACATTCAACTCTAAGATCCAGAGTGAGTGTAAATCAATCGTTGAAGAGGTGTTTGATCAAAGTCCCATCGCTTTACATGTTCGTAGGGGTGACTTTCTGATCAACAGTGGTAATCACCACAATCTTTCTCTTGAGTGGTACGAAGAGGCTTTGAGTAAGTTTGATCCAGACAGGGAAGTGGTTTTATTTACTGATGATCCATTCTGGGCTTGTTCTCAAGATCTCTTTAAACCTGATAGGTTCCTTCTCTCAGAGGGAAATAGTTCCTATCATGATCTATATTTGATGACACAATGTAGTGATTTCATTATCGCTAACTCCACCTTCTCATGGTGGGGTGCATGGTTAGCAAACACAGGTAGAGTTATCGCTCCTTCTAAGTGGTTCGGACCAAACAACGCTCACTTAAATACGAAAGATTTATACCCCAGTAATTGGGAGATCATATAATGGATAGAAACAAATCAGTATTCAAACTTAAAGGTCTTCCGAAGATCTATTGTATTAATCTCGATGGTCAACCAGAGAGATGGAAGTATATGGAAAACCAGTTCAAGTACTGGGAGATCGAGAACTATACTCGTGTGTCTGCTTACGACGGTCGTGATGACGATCTGGGACACATTCTGAAGGGGAGATACCCTGACATGTGTTCTCCTGGGGAGATCGGTTGTGTCACATCTCACCTCAAGGCTATCAAAGAGTTCTATGATAGTGGTGAACCATATGCAATCATGATGGAAGATGATTGTGAACTTGATCTGGTTAGATTCTGGAACTTTACATGGAAGGACTTTTTTAGTAAGATTCCATATGACTGGGATGTAACTCAGATCTCAATCATTTGTACTGGTGATATTAACATCAAGATTCATAAACGTTTTGTGAATGAATTCTCTACCGCATGTTATATTATCACTCGTCATCACGCAGAGAAACTCATTCGACTTCACTGTAGAGGTGACCAGTACAAACTTGATAATGATGTAAGACCACGTCCTGTTGCAGATGATCTTATCTACAATTCAGGTAACACTTACGCCATTCCACTTTTGTTATATAAAACTGATTTGGGCTCTAGTATTCACCAAGACCATGTGGAGGTATTCCACAAGAGTAATTATAATGCTCAGTTTAACTTCTGGTCACAGTCTGGAGCTCAAATGAGTATTGAGGAATTGATGGACTTCAATCCTTATCTGGGTCGGGTATCCGATCCCTCTAACGTACAACCCCCACAAGAGGGTTGACAGGGTAAAGACTCTGTGTTAGTATAAATAAACATTCATGAGGTACAAACTTCATGAACTGTAACAAAACAGAAGCCTCAATTACTCGCCTATGTTTTGTGTTAACAGAGACTTGTCGAGTCTCTTTCCATCCGCAGGTATAAAACTCTGCGAGAAAATAACGAGGTATCAAAAATGATTAAATCCGCATTCGCAGTACTCGCTGCTGCTCCCCTTTTCGCTGGTGCTGCAATGGCAGGACCCTACGTTAATGTAGAAGCAAACAGTGGTTTCACTGGTTCGAACTACACTGGCACTTCGATCGACAACCATGTCGGTTACGAAGGTGCTCTGGGTACTGATGCTTCCTGGTACGTCCAAGCAGGTGCTACCGTCCAGCTCCCCGATAGTGGTGCTTCTGACTGGGTTCCTTCTGGTAAGGCAGGTCTGGGCGTTGCTCTGACCGAAGATCTCTCCGCTTACGGTGAAGTCTCCTTCGTTGGTTCTGGCGTTGATGGTGTTGACCGTTCTTACGGCACCAAAGCTGGTCTGAAGTTCACTTTCTGATAATCTAATCAGATAAAAATCAGGACCCCCTAACAGGGGTCCTTTTTTTCTATGAGTAGACTAATTCCTAAAAGTAAGTTAAGTATTAAAAAATTAGCAAATGAAATGTGGTTGATTCCAACCCTTTTGTTAGTATCTTTAATCATTATTGAAAGTATTCATCTTCATGCTCATTATGAAATGCAAATTGATGTTAATTCTTACTGCACTGGATTTATAAAAAAGAATAGAGAATTTTTAAAAAAATTTAATTGAGTATTCATACTTAGTTTGTTATGATACACTAACAGAGGACGGTCAAAAAACTGTCCTTTTTTGTTGACAAATATAAAGAAATTCTATATAGTAGTAACATATCTTTACAACAGGATGTAAAATGACCGTAACAACTAATGATCGTGGGCAACAAAACATGTGGGCAGTCGAACCCGCAATGTATATGACTGATGAGGACCGTCTTAAGTATGGTATGGAGTCTCACAATGAGCGGGCTGAGAAACTGAATGGTCGTGTTGCCATGCTCGGTTTTGTCGCTGCTGTTGTTTCCTATGTAACTTCAGGTAGTGTCTTCTTCTTTGGTGCATTTGGATTCTGAGGTTGACAATGACTTCAACATTGTTTACAATTACATCTATCGCCTTCTTCGTACTGTTGGCGTATTCTGTAGAAAAACTATCTGAGACTTACTAATGACTTATAACGTCACTATCCAAAGCCCTGACGGTACCGAATCTACCTTTGAGTGTGCTGATGATCAGTACATTCTCGAAGCAGCTGAAGAGGCAGGTATTGACCTTCCTTACTCATGTAAAGCTGGTGCATGTTCTGCATGTGCTGGTAAACTCATCAGTGGTACTGTAGACAACGATGAGCAATCCTTCCTTGATGATGATCAAATTGAAGAAGGATACATTCTCACCTGTGTTGCATATCCTACCAGTGATGTTGTTATTCTTTCTGAACAGGAGGAAAATCTGTGAGTACTATCCCAGAAGTAACGTTCAAAGTCCGTCAGAAAGATCCCAAATGGGTCGGAGAATACACCTGGAAAGATGTGACCACTAAAGATCTCTTCTCTGGTAAGAGAGTGGTTGTCTTCTCTCTTCCTGGTGCATTTACTCCTACTTGTTCTTCATTCCAACTTCCTGGTTATGAAGAGAAGTATGATGACTTTATCAATGCTGGTATTGATGAGATCTATTGTATCTCTGTCAATGATTCTTTCGTCATGAATGCTTGGTTCAAGGATCAAGGTATTGAAAAAGTCAAAGCGATTCCTGATGGTAATGGTGAATTCACCGACGCTATGGGAATGTCTGTCAATAAAGCAAATCTTGGCTTTGGTGTCCGTTCATGGCGTTATGCTATGGTGGTAAATGATGGTGAGATTGAGATAATTTTCTCTGAACCTGGAAAGGTTGGTAACTGTCCTATTGACCCTTATGAAATGAGTGATCCTGATACAGTCTTGGGATGGATCAAAACAGGAGTCAAGTAATGTCAAATCCGAATGCTCTTTACGAAGACATGGAAAAACTCAATGCTCTCTATGAAGAGTTGTGTTGGGATCACGATGACGAATTAGTCTTCACTCATGATGGTGAAGAAGTTATCATTTACAACAAAACAAAACAGGAAAAAGAACAATGAACGAAAAAGCAGAACGTATTAATGGTTGGGCCGCAATGATCGGTGTTATCGCAGCCATGGGTTCATACGCAGTAACTGGACAAATCATTCCCGGCATCTGGTGATGACTATCGAAACACTTAAAAATGTGTTTTTGATAGTTACAACAATGTTGATCGTTGTCTCAATTTTTACTAATGAAGATGACGATGATCATGATGGACCAGATAAAGGTATCATGAGTCCTGTATATCAGGGGGTTTAGAACCCCCTTTTTTAATAAATACTCAGAGTTATCTGAGACTTATGTCGGAAGAAGTAAAAGAAGTTTCTAAACAAGAAGAAAAAAAGAAAGGTTTATTTGGTAAAATAAAAGAAGCTGCCGATGACCACGAAGGTCAGTTGGAAGCAATCAGCACTATGGTCAGACTTGGTATTCTTATCTGGTCTGGTGGTATTTTGACTCTTGCTTATATTAAACTTCCTGCCGCACTTGGTATTCCTGAGCAGAAACTTGATCCTACTTTTATCGCATCGGTCTTCACTGGGGTTCTAGCAACATTTGGTGTTCAGACTGCTAAGAAGTCTGGTGATGGAACGATGAAGATGGGTGCTGCTGGTGGTGGTATCACTAAGGCAGATCTTGAGAAACTGATTGCCGCAGCAGCACAGACTGCTCCAGCTCAAACGATTCGTATTGAACAGGCACCTATTCAGATTGCTTCTGTTGCTCCCAAGAAAGATGGTGAGCCACCTGTAATGCCTACGGTATAAAACCATGAAACTCAGCAAACAGACTGAAGCTCCAGAAGTAGTAACACCAACCCCAAAGAAATCCCCAGTTAAGAACATTGCTATTGGACTGGGGGTTGTCTTTGGTATTGCACACATTGGTGTTCTGGGTCATTTGCTGAATGCGGTTCGACCACCTGTAATTAACTTCCCATCAGGAGATTACTCTTCTTATACAGTAGAGGCAACCAGAGATGGATATAAAATTGAATACAAAGCAAACGATCCTGCTATCCTGAACTCCGAAAGACAACTAACACTGGATGAGAAGAGAGGTGGATTATTTGGAGGAGGTGGTGTTGTAAGTCGTGATGAGTATCGTCGTGACGAATATACAATGGATGGTTCTCGTAACCTAGGAGGCGGGGCAGTTGACCCCGAGGGAAAGTTAGGTGCGACAAGCGAAGAGTGCATCAGGGCGGACGCTGGAGCACGGTCTCAAGGTGCGATGGCAGGAACTAGTATTGCTGCAGGTGCTATAGTTCCTGCTGTTGTTAATATACCTTATGTTGGATGGTTAGCTGCTGGTTGGGTTACACTGCTCGGAGGAAAAGTAGGTTCTGACATTGGATCTGAAGTCGGAAAGGTTTTCAACGATTGTTGATCCATGGATGTAAGGAATTCAAAACATAATTAGGTATAAAGACTTATTGGATGATAGATAGTGTAGTGTGTAAAAAAACATAAGGAACCGCACACTAACATTTAAAACCATGGGTCACATTGCACGTCAAGTTCTTGAAACCCCAGTATCGCTGGGATTTATATGTTATCTCCTAATCGTTGTACCAATCATGGGGATATGGTATGTTCACAACAATCATAAAACCTCACACGAATCTCAATGATCCTGTTTGGTCTGTAATTATACTATTGGGATGTGGACTTGTATTCACATTGTACTGTGTCGTCTATATACTTCGTATGTCTTTCTCTGAAATGAGTGATGAGCGACCTGACGAATAAGGATGCTGAACAAGATTCTAAACTTGCTGTTCTGGAAAGTAGAGTAGAAAGTTTTAG